TCGTTATCGGCTATTCGGGAGGTGGTTCGAGAGCGACTTATCTAAGGTCGCCGATTAACCTCATGATCCTCTATGACCCGTCGCCGAAGTGGCAAACGGGACTGATAACGCCGAACGTGAAGAAAGTCATTTGCTACCACAACACTAACCCGATGATGTTCGGGCTAGGCGGCGGCGAGGCGGTCTTAAGCGCAACCAACCACGTGACCGAAATTACCACGATCAACATTGCCATTCCGCACTTGGCGGTCCAGAATGATATGGACCTTCACAATCGCACCGTTGCTGCCGTCAAGGAGCTCATCAATGCGCCGGTCTGAAACTCACTTCTCGCAGATGACTTGGATTGTTCTTGCGTTCTTTGCGGTGTTCTTCTTGTGGATTTGTCCAGCGCCCGCGCAGACGTGGAGCTGCACAATCAACGGCTCGGCCTGCCAGCCCGGTACGGCCGGATGCACCTGTGCGGAGGTCCCGCAAGCGCCAGCCGTAGTCGCCCCGCCATCCTGCCCGTTCGGAACGTATTGGAACGGCGGCGTTTGCGTGCAGATACAGCAGGCGCCAGTCTACATTCCTCCGCCGGTTTATTACCAGCACCCGTACAATCCTTACGGCAATATCCCCTTCAACCAGCAGCCCGGTTGGCCTCACCCGCATTGAGGGAGCAATGCCGCCCGACCTGTTATGGATTATTTGGTGGCTGGCGATCTTTATCAGTTTCGCGGTTCTTGAGCGGTATGCGTTCAAACACCCGGAGCGAGCAAACACGCTTTCTCGCTTCATGAGCAATATGGGACAGAATTTTCCGCTGTCCATTGGTCTAGTTGGTATGTTAGTAGGTGGGCTGATGGTCCACTTTTTTTGGCATTTCTGCCCTCAACCATAGGAGACAGTTATGGCGGGACCCGCAGTTGCTACAGCCGGCACGGCACTTTCAACTATCCTCGGCACACTCACACCTAATCAGTTCAGCAGCTTCCTGCATCACATGTCGCAGAGTGATTCGAGCAGAGCGATGCAGCTCATGATGACAATGGAGCAAAACCCGCAGCAGGCGCCGATGTTGCTCGCGTCGATCGAGAGCATTCCGAACCTTCCGCCGGCCGTTACGACTTGGCTGTCGGCCGCGATCAGCAATCCGGCCAATTTCCAGCAGGACATGGCGATGGCGATGGCCGCGCTGCAGCAAGCGATGACCAATCCCGGCGTTCTAGGGAACTTGGGGCTCTAGCCATGCCAATAGGAACGATTTTCTGGGTTCTGATGATCCTGTGGCTCGTGTCGTGGTTTGGTACGCGCTGGGGGCCTTACGCCGCCTTTGGCTATGTCAGCGAGTTTCTGTTCTTCTGTCTGTTCTTCTTCCTCGGCTGGCACGACTTTGGGTTCATCATTCACCAATGAAAGTATCGCTAGAAACTATCCACGCTAATCAGCTTCTCATGATCGGGATGCTGCAACAACTAACCAAACAGGTAACTCTCATGGCAATCTCTCTGACCGCAATTACCGCCGAAGTTGCGAACAACTCGTCCATCACGCAATCCGTCGTGACCCTGCTCGGCAACCTGACGGCGCTCATCGCGACGATCCCACCGTCGACCGACCCGACGACGCAGGCTGCGCTTGACCAACTCACCGCGACCCTGACGGCCAACGACACGACGATCGCCGCCGCAGTCGTCGCCAACACGCCGGCCGCCGTGGCTGGCACCAGTGCTTCAAGCGTCAAGCCGGTGTCGTAATGACAACCCTAGCCGACTATGAAACCGGCGCGGCGGCGCTGCTGAAATTTATCCAAGAAGAAATTCAAACGCTGGTGCCCGGTGCGTTCCAAGGCATGATACCGGCCGAGAAGGAACCGGTCGTGGCCGCGGCGGGAGCCAAGCGCGTGATCGACGCCGTCGCCGCTAACAAGGCAACGCCACCTACGGGGTAGGCCATGAATATCACCGACGCACAAGCGAGTGGATTTCGGCAGGTCTTGACCGCGACCGGTGCTGTGCTGGCGGGGCTAGGCATCAAGGGCCTTACCGCCGAAACCGCTATGACGATCACGAACGACTTGGCTGTGATCCTCCCCGCCGCTGTCAGTCTGGGCAGCGTCATCTGGTCGATCGTCGTGGCTTACGGCAAGAAAAAGGTTCCCATCGAATCGACCGCGATTATTCTGCCGCCCGTATTAGCGGCGGCGGCGCCCGTTGGCGGGCATGTCGATCTTTCGAGCGTGTCAACGGCCAAGGTGGTTGGGTAAATGGGGAATGGCGATTTGGGGAAAAAACGCCGGGTAATTAGTATAGGAAATGGCGACCCAAGCCCCTCTGCGGCGGGGACCGGCGTAGATATTTATGGCGGACCTGTTGTCGATCCGACGAAGAACGTCCTCGACCTAGTCAAGGCCGAATCCAAATACCAAGACGCAATGCGCGACGCCACCGAGAAGTTGGCAAACGCGAAGATGGATGCCGAGCAGCGCAGAATAGACGATCTGGCGGCGCTTCGACTGACATACGACCAGCGCATTGCGGAAGACTTGCGGGTGAACGTCAAGACGACATCGGACCAGTTGGCGGGGCAGTTGGTCAAGGAGACTGGTTCGCTGTCGGCCCAGATCACTGCGCTTACCACATCGTTCACTGCCCAACTCACGACGCTGACAAGCGCAGTGGATCGTCAGGTAAGCGCGCTGACGAGCGCAATCACGCCAAGGATTGCCGACCTTGAGCGTTTTCGTTGGGAACAGGGCGGCAAAACCTCCGAGCGTGATCCGGCGGTCACGCAAGCGCTAAACGACATGTCCAAGGCAATCAACAAACTGCAAGAAACCGGCAACGTAACGACCGGGCACAGCAAGGGTCTTTCGGATATTTGGGGATTTATTGTTGGCGCGGCCGTCGCAGGCGCAGCAATTGCCGGTGTAGTTGCGGCGTTCATCCACCATTGACACCATCTAGTATATGGGAATACGGTCCCTACTACCGACTGATGGGCGTTACTCATCACTCGACTTGCCAGCGTTACTGGCTCCATAGGGCACGTTCAGATGGCGCAAGACCCCTCCGAGCTCGATCCTGTTGATCCTGAGCTCGATCTTGAAGACGAGTCGACCGATCCTGCAGGTGAAGTCGAAGACGTTGAACAAGAGGAACCGGAGCTTGAAGTTGCTCCTGAACCAGAGGAACGCCAGCCGTCCCGTCGTGATGCTCGCATTCAACGCCTTGCCGAAGATAGCCGGCGCAAAGACGCCGAAAATGCTGATCTCCGCCGACGCCTTGACGAGCTGACCACACGGACTGCGGCTCCTGCGCCAGCGCCACGTCAGGAAACCGACGAGGAACGTGCAGCACGTTACGAGAACATGTCGCCCGGTGCAGCGATGGTCGAGGCGCTGAAAGAAGCGGAAGGCCGCTTTGCTCAGCGTATGAACCAGACCGCCGCTCAGACCGCCGACACTGTGGACAAGACGGCATTCGATAGCCAAGCACATCGCGACCCGCTTTATGCAAAGTGGGCTCCGAAAGTAGAGGCCAGACTGGCCGAACTCCGGCGCGGAGGCGTCAACATGAACAGGGAAGTCCTGTTCAAGTACATGGTTGGCGAGGCGGCACTCGAGCGCCGCTCGAGCTCCGGTGGTCGACAAGAGACGACCGCAGCGCGCCAGCGCGTACAGCGACGGCAACAGCGGCCCGGAGACAGCGGTAGCGATACGGCTCCCACGCGCGAACAGCGACGTGGCGGCGATGATGCGACGGCACGCGAACGGCGTCTTGCTAACATGCAGATTTGAGGCTTAGAGCCTCACATGGAGCAACGCTATGGCAGTCAACGTTTCCGGCTCGTTCGCGGCCGACATTGAGAGTTATATTGCCGATCGCACACTGCCCCTCGTTCGTCGCCAGCTTGTCGTTTACCAGTTCGGCGACCCGTTGACCCTCCCAAAAGGGCGAGGCGTCACCTACACGGCAACCCGCTACAATCGTGTTCCCCTGCCGTTTGCACCATTGTCCGAAGGCGTTCCGCCAGTCGGCGAATTGCTGACCATTCAGCAGGTCACGGCGACAGCCCTGCAGTGGGGCGACAAGGTGACGATTACGGACGTGGCGGAATTGACGATCAAGCATCCGCTGTTCCAGAAGGCCACGGAATTGACCGGCCTGCAGGTCGCGGAAACGCTGGAACGGAATACGTTCAATAATCTCATGGGGTTCACGCAGGTAAATTATGTGAACTCACGCGGCTCCCGCGCGGCGCTCGCTGCTGGCGACGTGATGAACATTCACGAGTTGAACCGAGCATATGCGCAGCTCCTGACCCTCGGCGCCCCGCGGTTTATGGGCGATGAAATGACGGATACTAAGTTAGAAGCCGGGGCGGGAGGCGCGCGGGCTTCTAACAACCCACGCACGATGCCACACTACGTCGCGGTCATTCACCCGTTCGTGGCGGCGGACTTGCGCGAGAATTCTGCGATCAACCAAGCGTGGTCCTATTCCGACATCAACCGGCTCTACAACTTTGAGCTCGGCGAGTGGTCGGGCATCCGGTTCTGCATGAGCAACCTCGTGCCGTTCTGGACCGGCGTTGCGGCGACGACCGCGACCGGCGGCGCGTCCGGTGGCTTGGGCACCGGAACGTATGCCATTCAGATCACCGGCTCGGACACCCAGAACCAGTACGAGAGCCAGATTTACCAGATTACGACGGGCGTGTCGGTGACGGGCCCCAGCGGCTCGATCAACGTGGTTCTGCCGACCCTCGCCGGCTACACGTTCAACGTCTATGTGTCGGTGGCCGGCTCCACGGTTCCGGTCAACCTCGGTCTTTCGGCCTCCGGGCCGACAGTCGGCCCCTTGCAGGGCCAAGCGGTACAGCTGGCGGGCGGACAGACCGTCGTCATCACCGGCATCGGCGCTTTCCAAGTCCCGCCGGCTGCGCCCGGGACCGGCTTCACTGTCTGGCCGAACTTCCTGTTCGGCCGCGGCGCTTACGGCCAAGTGATGCTGGACGACGTGAAATTCACTTACCTGACCGGCGCCGACAAATCGGACCCGATTAACCAGTTGAGGGTGGTCGGCTGGAAGTGCTTCTACGGCACACTTATTCAGAACGTCCAGTTCGCCATGCGGATTGAGTCGACCTCCGCCTTTAACGCGACCTTCGGGTAAGGAGAGTGAAAATGAGAAAGCTTCTTGCCACAGTCGCGGCGGTTCTGGCGAGCGCACTGATTGCCTTCGCGGCATCGGTTCCGCAGATACCGTCGAGCCCGACCTACAGCGAGCCGTCGCAGATCATCCCGACGCTCAACACGCTGATCAATCAGCTCAACGGAGGTCCCGGCTATACCGGGACCTCGCAGAACATCGCTTTCGGGTCGTTCACGACCTGCACCAGCGCGACGACGACGGCGATCTGCAACGCCCAGCGTGGCATCGCCACGTTTACGTCGGCCACTACGCTCGTCACTGGCACCAACCAGACCTACACGATCACGGATAGTTCCGTGCTGGCGGCCTCGCAGTGCTTTGCGCAGTTCGTATCGGGCGGGGCGGCGAACTCCGCGCCCTATGTGACGAACTTGGTTCCGACTGCGGGGTCCCTGTCGGTGGTTCTTGCCAACGGCAGCGCCACGGCGACCGGCGCGGCGGGAACGTTCGTTATCAACTTCAATTGTCTCTGAGGAGAACACCATGCCGTATCGGCTTCGTTACGACATCGCGATCGACTTCGTCCCGCCCGGTGTTGGTCTTGGCCAGCAAGGCACGGCACCGGGCGCGGTTGGCGCGGGCCCGGCAGGACCGGCGCAGACGATCGAACTGTTCAACACCATCGGCGGAGGTTTCCCGCCGACCTCGAACACGTTCACGTCGGGCGACATCACGGCGCTGCTCGCGTCCATGTCGACCGATCTGTCGACGCAGTTGAACCTCGCGGCGACGCTGGCGAGGATACAGGCGTTCGCGACCGGAGGCGGCTAAGTGGACGATAACTGGATGTGGCCGTTTGACGAGTTCGTCATGCGAATGTCCGACGATGCACTCCGGGACTATAAGCAGTATCTGGATGAGATGGGTTTGCAGGGGTACGACGTTGAGGAACGGGATAAGGTTCTGCACGCAATGAAGAAGCGAGGAATGAACTAAATGAGTTTGAGAACTTTCGGCACCAACGCGACGAGTTCACTGTCTGCTTTTGTGGTCGGCATCAACGACCAGACTGCGGCGGACCTCGCGACGCTCAACATCGGCATCAAGCGCGATCCGCCGGGCTGGAACCAGAACGTCGCGGTCGCAACGACCGGCTTGGCGGCCGGTCCAGGAACGGTCCGCCCCTCGGTCAATCAAGCCTACATCAAGAAGGGGACGCTCTACATCCCCAACCGCGGGACAATCCTTTTAAAAGACGGCGATTTCGTCTGTTTCGACGCGACGACCGGATGGCCGATTGTCGTTTCAGGGGATGCGGCTGCGAATGGGCCGTACACTCATGTTCCATGACGGGAGGATACTTTGGCACGAAGCAAGAAGGACATCGCCGATAAGCTGGCGG